GAGCAAGCTGGATAAGCCCATGAACAAGAAGCGCCTGCAGAGCGTCATCGACAGCGAGAATATGAGGGGCAGCGTGTATGTGTCTACCGAGGTCTGCGCCAGTTACAGCATGAAGGCAGACCCCGACCGCAATACCGCTGCAGAACTGGTGGCGGGCCATTACAGCTTCTACCAGTATTGCACGCCGTTCCCGCCGTTCAAGCAGGTCAATAACACGATGGAGTACGAGGCCGGCGCACTGGCTTCTGCTCTGTCCCTGTAAGGAGGACTGAACTATGGCTCTGAATATATCCAGTGATCTGGTTCCCCAGGTCATCAATGACTACAACGCCTACACCGAGGATGATCTTCTGATCGGTCTGGCAGACGAAGTTACCCTGCCCAAGATCAAGAACAAAACCACGACTGTGAATGGCATGGGCATTGCCGGTGATGTGGATTCTCCCGTCCCCGGTCAGTTTGAATCTATGGAGGCTACGCTGAACTGGAACACCATGTACAGCTA